GGATGTGGTCAGAGCCGGTCGTCATGTATCTAGGGGTGTGCCGATGGTCAAGCCGTGGACGAGTCTGGACGAACAGGTCAGCATCCTGGTCCAGCGCGGGCTGACTGATGCCCCAGACTACCGAGACCTCATTGAACGCACTGGATACTACCGGCTGTCTGGATTCGCCTACCCATTACGGGTTCCTGACACTGCACCCACAACTTCATCTGTACGAATCGAACGCTACGCCCCTACCGCATCCATGCGCAGCGTCGCAGACCTGTACCAGTTCGACGAGAACCTGCGTCTGGCAGTATGGCTAGCTGCACGCAGGTTAGAGATTGCAGTGCGGATCCGGGTCGGTCATGAACTGGGACGCGTTGACCCGCTCATGCATGAGCACCTCGAGGAACTCTGGCCATCGGGAAAAATGGCTCACCGGGCCGCCGAGTTCACCAAGAAACTCAAAACCACTCTTGAGCGTTCCAAAGAAGACTTCATCATCCATCACCGGCGCAACTATGCCGGGCACATGCCAGTCTGGGTACTCACCGAGGCACTAGACTTCGGTGGTCTGGTCACTTTGTTCTCACTGGCCCCCTTCGAACAGCGCTCCACAATCGCAGACCAGTTCGGATGTCGTGCTGATGAGTTTGAATCATGGCTTCGCACCATGAACCTGCTGCGAAACATCAGTGCCCACCACGCGCGACTGTGGAACAAAGTTATTATTGTCAGGCCAGTCACCAAATATCGTAAGAACGATGTTTTCTTTGCTGATTGCCTGGCCGACACCGGTAAAGCATTTACTGCTTTGTCCATCTTGGCGTACTTCTTGCCGTTCGCAGGTGCGCCCCGTGAAAAGCACACTCTCAAAGACGCTCTAAGAGAGTTCCCTGCCCATATTCCAGGCATTTCCCCTGTGATGATGGGAATGCCAGACAACTGGGAAACCGCCCCAGTGTGGCAGTGCTAGAAGGTCAACCTCTGGGGGTTCTATCGCATTCGCACCACCCCATTGAGGCGCACGGCCTTGTACTTGAGGTTGAACCTAGATTCCTGCGGGGATGACGTCATCAATCGTCACCTGCGAGTTGGTGCGGCTGGGTTGTTCGTGTTGCCAGTGGCATTCAACCAAGTCCAGTAGCACACCAAGTGGGAGCAGGGCTGTCTGCCAGCGGTCCAGGTGCAGGTAGCGGTGAGCCAGATAGGTCAGCCTGGTCAGGGTTTCGGCCCAGCTACTGCCTGTGGGTGTGCTGGTTAGGCTTTTGGGGAGGCAACCTCTCGGCGCATGCCCGCCTCCAAAGCAGCGGTGATCGCGTCCTTATAGTCGGCAAGCTCCCCGGGCACGGTGAGCAGCTCAACCTCTTCAGCGGTGATCTGCGGCCACTCATCCCCGTTGGCGTGCAGGTTGTGGATGAGGACGGATTGGTTGGCCAGCAGGGCGATCAGCCAGCAGATTTCACCGATCTGCTCGCCCAAATCATTGGAGGATTCCAGCTTGTCGCCAAGCTGCTCAAGCCCACCGTAACGGGAGGCGATTTCCCGGGTGGCGCGGGTGGTGAGCACCAGCTCCAGGTCCCGTCCGCCCAGGCGGATGAACGCGGAGTGTCCCGGGCCTTCGGGCAGCACACTGGTAGGGGTCTTCTTCTTTGTTGCCATGCGTGTTCTCCTTAGTTGCCAGAGCCTATGGTCGTGGTGGTTGTGGTGTAGGCCGGCTCATACACGGTGCTAAACCAGGCGTCCGTGATGGTCTTGGCGGCCTCCCCTTCGGTGGTTTCCACCTTCCACGGATGCTTGCCCGAGGGGTCGGGCTTGGTGCGGCGCAGGATCGTTCCCTCGATCTCCGGGGTGGAAAACTCAATCGAATCGCCCTTGGTGGTCAGCGAGGCAGTGGGAACAGCGAAGCGTACCTTATAGAGCCAGAAGTACCGGTAGGTACCGTTCGCCTTGCGGGCGCGGAACCCGATCGCGACCGGCGCACCACCATCCTCACTGGTGGAGACAAGCACCTTGTTCTTATCGATGACCGCGCCAACCAGGTCGGCGGCAACCTCGGCGCTGATGTCATCCACGCCGAGGGTCAGGGTGCCGGATTTGAATTCTTTGACGACCTCGGCAGGTCCGTCGTCCGCATACAGGATCGCTTCAGCGACTTCGATGGACACTTCAGCGCTGATGGCCTTGGCCAGCTGTTTGGGGGTGCCGTAGGTTTCCTCCCCAGTGGAGGGGTTCTCTGTGATGGTCGCGTAGTAGAGGGAGTCGAGTCCGATGGTTGCCATGATGGGGGTTTCCTTTCGTTAGAGCGTGTGGTGGGTTTGGGTGTCGATGGCGTAGTGGTGGTATCCGGTCTCGTCCTCGAAGCCGATATAGGAGCGGGCCGTGATCGTGACACCATCAGCCAGTAGCGCGGCGGTGAGCTGGTCGCGAAGCGGCAGGTAGTTGCCCCGCGCATACACGCTCATGCGTGCTTCTTCGATCTGGGTTCCTGGGGTGTTATCCCCGTACAGGGTCAGGGTGTCGACTAGTGGGGTGAGCACCACGAACGCTTCCGGTAGCGGGGTTTCGGTAAACAGGCCCACCCGCACCGGAAGACCCAGCCCCTCGCAGACGGTGGTGAGGTGCTCCAGCAGTGGTGTGCTCATGTTCCGCCTTTCGGGAGGCGCTCGGCCAACACTCGTTTCATGGCCTCCAAGGCTGAGGCGCGGGTGGTGCGGCTGGTGCGGGTAAGAAACGGGCGGGCGGGTTGGCGGGTGGAGCCGTATTCGAGGATGGTCGCGATCTTCGCGTTTGAGCTCCCGTCTTGTCGGGGTTCGTCGAAGCCGACTTTCACGTTGTGGTTTCCTGCCCGATCCGTCTTCGCCGGGGTTACGCCCAGGGCTGCGGCAAGCTGCCCGGTGGAGTATTGGCCAGTGATGGCTGCTGTGAGGTTGGCTCGCATGATCGGCTCAACCACACTGCCGGCGGCTTGCAGAGCTGCTTCGGCATGCTCATCCATGCGGGCTCCTGCCGCCGTGAGCTCATCGAGCACAGCGGTGGGGAGTTTCACGGTCGCCTTCGCCATCACCCGCCCCCTTCCACAGCGCCGCCTTCTGGGGTGTGTTGGTGTGCTTCGATCACGGTGTAGCGGCCAACCTGTTCGACCGTGTCGATGACCCAGCGCCCATCGGCGGCGGCGATCACCATGGACTCATCCACAGTGATGCCGGGGATGGTGCGGATGCGGAAGATTGCGGTGGCTTTCGTGTAGGCCGCACGGTTAACCCACGCTGAGCTGGCGTGGCGGTGCTCCACCTCGGCCCTGACGTGAGCAACTATTTGCTCCTGGGTGAGGTCGAAGCCCGTAGCATCCCTGGCGTGCTCTAGCCGAATGATGTCGATGAAATGCCGCATCTGTCCAAGACCCATCAGGATCACCTCGTTTCTAGATTTTCCATTCGCGGTCCATGACGAGCAGCCGGTGGATCGCTTCCCAAGCAGCGCGGGCGGCGTCGGTTTTGTCTGCCCAAAACCCGCCGGTTGCTCCGTCGCGTGCCTCATACAGGTGGGTTGCCAGCATGACCACCCCCTGGGTGGTGGCCGGGCTCATCGCGTGGGTGGCGTAGAACCCGTCCGGCAAGTGCTGAAAAGACGCGGCGTAGGAGGTGGCGGCGTCCACCAGGTGTGCGATCAGCTCATCATCCGTATCGAAGTCGATGAGCAGATTCGCTTTCACGAGCGCGGTGAGTTCTCCTGTGGACATCCGCCACCTTCTTTCTCGCTTGCTGGGGTTTAGGCGCTGGCCTTCTGGGTGAGGACCTGCACGGCCTCGGGGACGATGAGCTTGCCGTCGAGCCGCTGGGAGGCGAGGAACCCGACCTGCCCGGTGGTGGCAAACAGTTCGTTGAGGCGCTTGAAGGAGCGGCCCACGCGGTCGGCAATCCAGTAATAGGACAGGTCGCCGAAGGCCACGGTGCGGGCACCGGCTTTAATCTCAGGCACGAACGTGGAGGTGTGGACGGGGCGGCCCAGGATCGTATCCGGATCCCCAGCGGTGAGTGCCGGCTGCCACAGGTACTGGCCGGTGGTGTCCTTGAGCTTGCGCACGGTCTTGACGGTGGCGTCGTTCATCAGCCACACCGCGTTCTTGCGGTACGGTGCCCGCAGCGCATAGTGCAGATCGATCAGCTCATCCGCCGTAATGTCGGTGGTCTTCGCGGTCGTCACGCTGGACTGTGCACCAGAGGTGGGGTGGAAGACACCGGTGGGCTTACCCGAGCCATCCCCATTGATGAAGGCTTCCTCTTCGGCAGCGCCCATGCGGCGAGCAAACTCGGATGCGAGGTAGGCCTCGATGTCGAATGCGGAGTCGTTGAGGAGTTCTTCGGAGACCTTGAGGAAGGTGCCGAGCTTGAACGCCGAAATACTCACCTGGTTGAAGGTGTCGTCGGATTCGGTGTAGGGCTTGCCCTCATCCAGCCAGGCGGCGGACCCGTGGGTGGCGACTACCGGGATCTTGCGGTCCCCGCTGGTGGTGGTGATGACCTTGGCCAGGGAGCGCATGATGTTCTGGTCGGCCAGGGTGTCGACCAGGGTGCGTTCGAACTCATCAGGCACGAGATAGCCGCCCTCCGTGTCCGTGCCGACGGACAGGGCGTTGCGGACCTCTGCCGGGCTGTGGTTCAGGCGCATCGCGTCCCAAAACGCCCGCTTGTAGGTGGCTGAAGCCCTGCCGGCCGGTTCTTCCTCGTCGGTGTGGAAGACGGCGGTGTTCATGCCGGGACGGGCGGTCAGCGGTGGGCGGGTTGCGCGGGCGAGCTGGTTATCAAGTGCTTCGGCGCGCTCATTGCGGGCGATCTCACGGGTGAGGTCCTCGATTTCTGCCTCCATACGGGCATAGGTCTGGTCGTCCTCAGCGGAGAGGCATCCGGTCTCAGCATCGCGGCGCTCATCGAGGAAGGCCTTGGCGGCCTCCCACGCCTTGGCGCGGCGGGTGTAGAGGTCAGTGGTGGTCATGGTCATAATCAGTGTTCCTTTCACGATCTAGTGGGGTTGGTTTGCCAGGGCGGCGTACAGGTCGGTAATCCGCCGACCCAAACGAACAGGCGGGGTGGGTTGGTGGTGGTTGATCTTGTTCACCAACGCGGCGGTGGTTGCCGCAGCACTAAAGGTGAACCCCGCACCAACAGATACGGGGCGAGCATCAACAGCAGCGTCAGCATCCGGCTCTGGGTCAGGGGCGGGCGGCGCGACTGCGTGGCCTGGCTGCTCTGGCTGGTAGAGGCCATCAGTGAAACCCATGGCGATGGCGGCTTTCGCGTCCATCCAGGTTTCCTCATCCATCAGCCGGGCAAGCTTGGCCCGCTGCATGCCGGTGCGCAGCTCGTAGGCGTTGATAATGGATTCCTTAACAGAGCGCCCAGCATCTCCACCGCACGCGAAAGCTCGGCGGCGTCTCCAGTGGCTAGGGTGGCGGGGTTGTGGATCATCATCATGCCCACCGGGGAGATCAGCACCTCGGTGCCAGCCATCGCGATCACTGATGCGGCGGATGCGGCTAGGGCGTCGATGATCACGGTGACCGGATACGGGTAGTCCATGAGCATCGTGTAAATCTCGGCCGCGGCCACGCAATCCCCGCCCGGGGAGTTGATCCACACCTGGATGGGGCCTGAGCCTGCTTCCAGCTCCGAGCGGAAAACGCCGGGCGTGACGTCGTCATCGAACCAGGAGTCTGCTGCGATGACGCCGCCGATACGCAAAACCCGGTGGGCATCATGCTCACCGGGCGGATCGGCTGGGGGCTGCTCCCAGTTCCAAAAACGGTTAACCGTCATGGCCTGCCTCCTCTCTGGCCGGTGTTCTGGGTTGGGTCATTGGTGTCCTCCTCGGGTGTCGTTGGGTTGGGTGTCTTGGTGGTGGCATACGCCCCGGCCAGGGACAGGGGCAGCATGTTGCCGTTAACCAGGTACAAGTCCCCGCCATCCTCCGAGGCAATGCGGTCGAGGTTTTCGAGCTCTCGGATATCGTTGGCGCTCATCCACCCGTTCTGCCGGGCTACCGCATAGCCCTGCATACGCGACGCGTAGTCACCTCGCAGCAAGCCCTCGAGGTTGAACTTCACGAACACGCCAGCATCGCGAGGATCCAGCAGGGTCTTGGTGAGGGCTTGCTCCCAGCGGATCACCCACGGGTCAAGGGTGTATTTGACGAACTCGAGGGACTGCTGCTCAATGTTGGAAAACGAGCTCTTGTCGAGGTCGCCGATCATGTGGGGTGGGATGCGGAAAATCCGGGCGATCTCACCCATCTGGAACTTGCGGGTCTGCAGAAACTGCGCCTGCTCCGGAGACACACTGATGGGCGTGTACTTCATGCCCTCCTCTAACACCGCGATCTTGTTGCCGTTGCGCGCTCCACCGAACGTGGCGGTCCAGGATTCCCTCACGCGGGAGGGGTCTTTGATCGTGCCTGGGTGTTCGAGCACCCCGCCAGGGGCGGCACCGTTGGCGAAGAAGGATGCTCCGTAGTCTTCGCAGGCTTGGGCCATGCCGATCGCGTTTTTCGCCATCGCAATCGGGCTGTAGCCCACCAGGCCGTCAAACCCCAACCCCGGAATGTGCAGTACCTCGGAGGGTGGGAGTACAACGCGCTCGTACTCGGCCCTCGGTGGTTCCTCACTCGTGCGCTGGTACTCGTAGTAGAGCCGGCCCGCACTATCCCGGCCTACGCTCATGCGGTTCGGCATCAAGGGGTAGAGGCCGATGACTTCGCCGCGGCCGTTACGGATCACCTGCGCATAGGCGTTACCCCACAACAGCAGGTGCGTCATGAGTGTTTCCCGGAACACAAAGCTCGTTATCTCCGGGTTCGGCTCATCATGCAACAGGCGGTAGAGCGGATGGGCAACGGCCTTCTCTTTCCCGCCATCCGGGCGGGTGCGGTAGACGTGCAGGGGCAGGCCGGCGATCGCCTCAGCCAGAATCCGCACACACGAATACACAGCCGTCATCTGCATGGCAGTGCGCTCATTGACCGCCCGGCCCGAGCTCGTGGGCCCGAACAGGAACGAATAGCCAGACGAGAGCTGCGTGTTAGTAGTACTGCGTGGGCGTAACCAGGCAAGTAGACCCATTGTTTCCTCCTGACTGGGTTAGAGCACGAGTAGTCCGCGCTCGTCGTACACCGAATGCGCAGGCGCAGCGTTGCCATTACGGATGGCCCGGTCCAAGGCCATGATGAGGGCGACGACACCGTCGATCTTCTCGGTGCTCTTTTGCTTGTCGGGCTTGATGTTGCCGGCGGGGTCGGTGCGAATGTGGATGTTGTCGACCATCCACGCGAGCACCTTGTTCCCACCATGCTGGATCCTGCCTTCCAGGGTGAGCTTCATCAGCTCCTTGCTCGGCGGGCTCATGTCTTTGAAGCCTTGCCCGAAAGGCACCACAGTGAAGCCCAGAGCGTCGAGGTTCTGGCTCATCTGCACCGCACCCCACCGGTCGTAGGCGATCTCACTGATGTCGTAGCGGGTGCCGAGTTCCTCAATGAACGCTTCGATGGCGGCGTAGTGGACGACATTGCCCTCGGTGGTGTGCAACAGACCTTCGTGTTCCCACTGGTCGTAGGGCACGTGGTCGCGGTTCACCCTAAGCTCGATGTTGTCTTTGGGGATCCAGAAATGCGGCACCACCACATACGGCTCTGCTTCGTCCCGGGGTGGGAAGACGAGGACGAGTGCGGTGATATCCGTGGTACTGGCGAGGTCCAGGCCGGCGTAACACACCCTCCCCTCCAAGGAGGCGAGGTCGATAGGGGCGTTGCCTTTGTCCCACAGGTGCATCGGCATCCACCGGATTGACTGCTTGACCCACTGGTTGAGCCGTAGTTGGCGGAAGGCATTCTCCTCAGCAGGATTCAACTGGGCTGAGTGGGCTGCGGCCCGAACTTTGTCGATGGGGACGGTGATGTCCAGGCTTGGGTTGGCTTTACGCCACACCTCCTCATCCAGCCAGTCATCTTCGGGGTCGGCCCCGTAGATCACCGGGTAGAACGTCGGATCACTCTTTTTGCCGTCGAGGATGTCGCGGGCTTTTTGATGCTGCTCGAAGCACACCGATGCGGTGTTGGTTCCTGCCGTGGTGATCAGGAAGTACAGCGGCTGGGTTCTCGCGTCCCCGGACCCTTTAGTCATCACGTCGAACAGGGCACGGTTTGGTTGGGTGTGCAGCTCATCGAACACCACACCAGAAACGTTAAAGCCATGCTTCGAATACGCTTCCGCTGAAAGCACCTGGTAGAAGCTGTTGGTTGGGGTGTAGACGATGCGCTTTTGGGAGGCCAGGATTTTCACTCGTTTTGCTAGCGGCGGGCACAAGCGCACCATGTCGGCAGCAACCTCGAACACGATGGAGGCTTGCTGGCGGTCTGCCGCACACCCATACACCTCGGCACGCTCCTCACCATCCGCGCAAGTGAGCAGCAGCGCGATAGCTGCAGCAAGCTCACTCTTGCCCTGCTTCTTCGGGATTTCCACATATGCGGTAGTGAACTGCCGGTACCCGTCCTCTTTCACCGTGCCGAACAGGTCCCGCGCAATCTGCTCCTGCCAGCCAAGCAGCTCAAAGGGCTTGCCTGCCCAGCGGCCCTTGGTGTGCTTGAGGGCCTGGATAAAGGCGACCGCGTATTCGGCTTTGCGCTTGTCGTAGTGGGAGCCCTCAGCCATGAACCGGGTCGGAACATAAGCGTCCGTGCTGGTGCTGGTCATGGTGGTTCTCCCTTCCGGGGGTACAAGCAAGCGCCCGTGGGGCTAGGGCTCGGGGGGGGCGAGGCGTGCGGGTTAGGCGTTGTGGTTGGCCATGGGCTCCGCCAGGGCTACCTGGAGGGCTTGGGCCATGGTTTGGGCGTTGTTCAGGGCGATGACCAGCTCAGTGGTCTGCATCGGGGTCAGCGCCCCAAAGCTGGTGGTCTGGATCGTCCACTGGCAATCTCGGTAGTAGAGCTCGGGCGTATAGGAGTGGATGTCGGTGGGGATGACCTCGATTGGCCGGTGGGTATCGGCGGTGTTGATCCGGTGGACTGTGTAACCCAGCTTCGTTGCGTGGCGGATCAGTTCGGCGGTGTTGGCCTTGGCGGTGGTGTTCAGGGTGTTCATGACCAGGCTCCTTCGTTGTGTGTTTCGGTGGTTGTTTGGTCATGTACATACAGCC